GATTTAATTGCCAGAGGATCTACTCAGGATCAAGTATTAATATACAATACCTCAGGAGCACCTTCATGGAAAACATTATCAAGCATAGAAGGTGCTGGTTATAATTTAACTGCTGTAGATTCTGGTACTAATGTTACACTAAGACTTTCTGATGGAACTAATCAGGATGATGTAACTATTACTGCTGGAAACAATATTACTATTGATCCCGTAGCAGCAGGTGGGTTTACTATTGCTGCTGCAAATAATGTTGCCAGTGCAGATGACCTGAATTTTGCCAGCGCAAATAATCAATTGGTGGTTCAAATATCAGCAAATAATACTGAGTTAATTGCCAGAGGAACTACCCAAGACGAGGTATTAGTATACAATACTTCAGGAGTACCTTCATGGAAAACATTATCAAACATAGATGGTGCTGGATATAATTTAACTGCAGTAGATTCTGGTAATAATGTTATACTAAGACTTTCTGATGGAACTGCTAATGATGATGTAACGATTACTGCTGGAAACAATATTACCATTGACCCCGTAGCAGCAGGTGGGTTTACTATTACTGCTGCGGATTCTGTTGGAACTGCAACTACAAGTACTGAACTTGAAACAGTTCAAAATAATTTAGGTAATGACAATTACTTGACTTTTGTCAAAACTAATTCTACAACACCAACTTCTCAACAAGTATATACGAATCCTAGTTTAAATTATGATGCAGCAAATGATACTTTAAAATTAAATGGCACTATATTATCAAATCTTTCTCTCATTAAATATGGAGAGATTGTCAGCGATCTTGGAGGAGTAAGTGGAAATGCTACCATAAATTTAAATAATGGAAATGTGTTTACGGCAACATTGTCAAACAATACGACATTTGCCATAACAAATCCTCCAGCCAACGTTGGATCAAGTTTTACTTTAATTTTAACTAACGGGTCAGGAGGACCATATACTGTTGGTTGGCCAGGTTCTGTCAAGTTTCCTAATGGAGTAGCTCCAACCAGAACAGAAGCTGCTGGAAGAACTGATATCTGGGTATTCATTACTCCAAATGGCGGGTCTACATGGTATGGAAACATATCTTTATTCAATTTTAACTAAATAAAAAAAATAAATTATTAATAATCATGAATGAAAAGTATCAAGATTTTATTGGAATGTATTCTGATGTTTTTCCTGATGGGTTTTGTGACTTTATGATTAAAGAATATGAATTATTAGAAGCATCAGGATACTGTAAAAGTAGAAAACAATCAGAAAAAAATATACCAAAAGCATATAAAGAAGATACTCATTGTTTTCTTAATATGAAAGTAATTTCCATAGATAAAAATTTTAATGGAAATTATCCTAATGATATTATATTTAACACTTTACAAAAATATTTTGACAAATATGTAGAACAGTATGATGTTTTGAAAGAGGTGAATTTAAGTTGTAATAGTTTGAAGATGCAAAAAACAATTCCAGGTGCCGGATATCATATGTGGCATTTTGAGCAAGGAAACTCAATGTATGCTGCAAGATGCTTATCTTATGCATTTTATTTAAACACAATTGACGAAGCAGGGGAAACTGAATTTTTATACCAAAAAATAAGAATACCTGCAAAGGAAAATACTCTTTTAATTTGGCCCGCTTCATATACACATCCTCATAGAGGAAATGTTGTGTATGGTAATAAACCAAAATATATAATAACAGGATGGTTCTATCTAACTTAAACAAATGGCATTTGGAATAAGTAAAAAGGTATTGTTAGCATCTCAAGAACCAGGAGGTTCTGTAACTTTTAACGTTCCAGGAACATTTCGTTCGCAAGATTTTTCATCAAGAATAAATGTCGTAACATTTAATGGCAGAGGTGCTCCCGGAGAAGATGGTCAAGATGGAACTGCTGGTGGAATAGGTCAACCAGGGCAACCAGGGCAACCAGGAAACAGAGGACCTGCAGGTGAAGCTGGAAATCCTGGACAGGATGGCACAAATGGTGCAGGTGGTGCAGGTGGAGAAGCTGGAACCGCAGGAGAGGGTGGACTTGGCGCTGTGTATGTGATAAACAGAAATGCACAAAATGGAAGTGGAGGAAGTGCTGGTGGAGGCGGTGGAACCAGAGGTGGACAATCTACTACTGGCGGATCTGGCGGCAATGGAGGAAATGCTAATGATGCTAGCGGTGGTACGGGTGGTCCGGGACAACCCGGATTTGATTGGGTAAATCAAAATCAACCAGGAGGAACGCCAGGAAATGCAGGAGGTAACGGAGCTGCTGGTCTTGGGGGGGAAATTGGAGTTAATAGAAATGCGCAGCCTGGAAATGCAGGAACCGCAGGAAGTGCGGGAGAACCAGGAAGTCCCGGAGCGGATGGTGATGATGGGGAATTGAATCCTGGTTCTACTCTTGTAGATGGAAGTGCAGGAGATGATGGAGCTCCTGGAGATCCAGGTACTCCAGGGTCAAATGGACTACCTGGAGATCCTGGAGCGTCTTCTAGTGTTCCTGCTTTAAGTTTATTTTTTCCTGGAGGAAATGGAGGATCTGGTGGAACTGGTGCTGGCGGCGCTGGCGGCACAGGTGGAAGTGGAGGTGCTGCTGGAAATCCAGGAAATCCAGGAACCGCAGGAACTGGAGGATCTGCTGGAAATATTGGTGAAACTGGACAACCAGGAAATGGAAATGCAGGACAACCAGGAAACGCAGGATCAACTACACCAGGAAACGGAGGTAATGGTGGCACTCGAGGAAATGGAGGAGGTGGAGGAAATTATGATATAAACACTCCCACTGGAAATACAGGTGGTTCTGGTGGTAGTGGTGGAGCAAGAGGTAATCCTGATCCATTACCATCACCAACTGGAACTGGTAATCCAGGTGCTTCCGGAAATAATGGATCAAGAAATCCTGGACCAAGAGCAGGATCTGGTGGTGCTGGTGGAACAGCTGGAAGTGGACAAGCTGGTGGTGCTGGTGGTGGATCTGGTGCAGGACGCGGAGGTGATGGTACAGGAGCAACTGGTAGAAGAGGGGCTGGAAGTGGAGGTGGTGGTGGTGGGGCCACTGGACCAGGATTGGGACAAAATAAGCCTGGCGTAACTAACAATGGAGTTATAAGTGGCGGCGGCGGCGGTGGCGGCGGTGGCGGCACTGGTGGTTTGGCAAATACTACCACATTTACAAATGGAACTACTGGAGATGATGGATCTGCAAATCCTGGAGATCCAGGAGCTCCAGGAACAGGGGCAACATTGGGAACTGATGGCGCACCAGGAGATCAAGGAGATCCGGGAGGATCTGGATCATCAGGATCTCCTGGATCTCCCGGAACTTTCAACGTAGGAGGATCTGGTCAAGATGCAGTAACATCAACATATTCCAGTGTGTTAATAGATCCAACAACAACTTATAATATTTCAGTTCCATCCGGAGGATTTGTAACAATATCTTGGGGACCTTCATAAATATAACGAAACAAAATTAATTATTGCATATAAAAAATGGAAGAAAAAAAAGTTTCAAAAATGAGAAAAAAAATTCTCAAAGCATATGAAGAAAATGAATATGCTCATGTTTTGCAAAATAGAAATAGAGCAAGATCATTTACAGTAGGAACTTCTTTTGGTGGAGTAGTTGAAGTTAGTATGAGGGGAGATCATCATAGTCTTTGGTGTACTCTACAACCAGTAGAAGCGATTGAATTTATAGAGCAACTTGCTGCTGCAACAGGCATTCAAGTAGCACTTAGACCGAAAAATGATTTTTCCAGTTGGAGGGGGTGGGATATTGAAAACGCCGATAGATATTGGGTAGGATCTGCTTCATGGAATACTCCTAGATTATCTGATAAAGAAAGCAATAAAAGTTTATTGTTATCAGAAGTGTCTGAAGAAGTCAAAAAAATGGTAAAAGATGTTCAGGAAGAGTATGTAAATGGAAATAAAGATACTGAAGAAATTAGAGACAAATCTGCAAAAAAATTAAGTAAAAAATATAAAAAAAAGTGTGAAGAAGAGCAGAATATGCGTGAAAAACTATCATCAGAAGCAATCGAAGAAATTTCAAAAAATAAGATAGATGATATTGAAAAGTATAGAGAAGATCTTCATGAAGATATTGCAAAATATGTAGAAGAAAATGATTTAACATAATTAAATGAATGAAGTTGAATATTTTTTAAAAATTAATCCAAAAACAAAAAGAATTATTGACATTTTAGACAATTTAGATTCAGTAACTTCCAGCAAAGTTTCTGGGTTAAAGCACTGTAGTGTAAACAAACTTGAAGATTTGAGTTGGGCTGGATGCGATTATGGCATTGTAAGGATAGTTTATCAATGCAGATCCAAATTAAAAGAATATAAATGTGGAGAAATTGAATTAAAAAATTTTAAAATAAAATTAATAGAAAAAGTAAGAAAGAAAAAGAAAATTTATATAGATAATGGGATACTGATAAACAATCATCAAAGAATTTTTTTAAAGGATGATGAAATTTCATTTTTAACTATGAAGTATCTTTATTGTTTAAACAATCAAAATGAAATTATTGATTACTATTCAAACTCATCAAGTAAATTAAAAATTTCCGCAAAAAAATTTATAGAGTTATATGAAAAGGTTATAAAATTTATAGATTCTTGTTCGGAAATAGAAGAAAATATTTTAAAAAAAATAAAAGAATCAGACAATCTTTTAGATCTTTTTTTAATTGAAGTTAAAGATGTTAAATGGCAAGAAAACAAAATTGAATTATGATATCAAAATATTTAAAAAAATCAGAATTGAGTTTTAAAATAGATTCTTTGTTTTCTAATGAAGATTTGAATTTTAATCAAGGACCATGTTGGGGATTGAAAGAACAAAAAAATATTAATACTTATTATAAGGTTGATAATTATTTTTCTGATCTTGAAATATCAAATATAATTCATTTTTCAAACAAACTTTCAAAAAATCTTGGAACAATTGGTGGCGGAGATAAAAATAAAATAGATAAAAAATATAGAATGTCCGAAATTTCTTGGATTCCTATAAATGACATTTCTATGTGGATATATCAAAAAATGACAAAATTAGTTAACGAAGTAAATGAAAATTTTTATGAGTTTGACTTAGTGTCTTTAGAAAATCTTCAATTTACAATATATGATTCTAGGTCTTGTGGGAGATATAAAAAACATTTAGATTGTGGATCAAATATGTCAATAGATAGAGATAGAAAACTATCAATGGTGCTTCAACTTTCAGATCCCAATGAGCATACTGGTGGAGATTTGGTATTGTACATGAATGAGACTCCAACAATTATAGAAAAAAAGAAAGGAAGAATTGTATTCTTTCCTTCTCATGTTTTGCATGAGGTGACACCAGTAACTAGTGGAACTAGAATGTCTTTGGTTGGATGGATTAGTGGACCTAGATTAAAGTAAAGTTATGTTTAAATATAAAAAGATAAAAAATTTTTTAGAGACTGATTTTGCAGAGTTTATAGTAGATTACTTTATACTAAAAACTAATATGACAATTGATTGTTCTGAAAATCAGAATAATTTTTTAAATTATTTTTTCTACTCTGATAATCTCACAGAAACTATACTTCATAATTCTTGTGATTCTGTAAATGAAATTACAGGAATGAATTTAGTTCAAAGTTATACTTACTCTGGGGTTTACACAAAAGGTGATGAAATTTTTAATCACAAGAACAAAGACACTGAAAAGATAGAAGGATTTTTGTTTCTTGGTTCTGAAAACAATAAAGAAAAAATTTATCTTTCAGAGTCTGATGATTGCTCTGATCCCATTTATGAAGAATTAGAACCAGGAGACTTATTTCTTTTTGACGGACATAAATATTGGCATTGGATAGATTCTCTTGAAGATAAGTGGTCTGTTCGTTCGTTTCTATATTTTATAGAAAAGAAAGAAGGAAATGAGAACTTAATCTATGATCGTAGACCTTATCTAGGATTTCCAAAACAGTATTCAATAAATACTTAATAAAGATTAGATTCGATGGCATATCAAGGCATAACAACCAGCCCTGTGGGATCCTCTGATAGTTTACTTCAGGGTGGTGTTAAGATTAATTCCAATTTTACTGAGATTTATAGTGCTATAGGTGATGGAAGCACTATAAATCTCAATCAGAAAGTTGGTTATAGTACCGTAGTTAGTGTTCCCTCTGCAGGTAGTGTCTCTCCTACAGCAAGTGACAATAATACTCTTTATATTTTAGAAGGAGTTTCAAGTATTTTAAATTTGACTAATGTAACAACTCCTCCCATTGGAACAAGATTTGGAATTATTAGTAAAAATTCACTTAATAGGGTCGCTAGACCTATTGGGTTCTTAATTCAAGGTTTGGATGAGGATTTAGTTTTAGATAGTGACTATTCTTCACTGGATCTTGTCTATACTGGATCTGCTTTTGGTTGGGCAATAAAATAAATACACAAAAGGAGATTATTTAAATGAGTAATTTAAGCGATTTTATTGCTGCTGGAGGAGGTAGTTCTATTCCTTCAAGAACAACAGTGTCTGCATCGACTGGACCAATTACTGCAGGATCAAGTGCAAATGTAGCTATATCCGGATATAAATCTTATGTTTTGCAAAAGGTAGAAATTTCCAATGCTGCTTGGGTAACTATTTACACAGACACAAGTTCAAGAACTGCAGATGCAAGTAGATCTTCTTCAACAGATCCGAGTCCAGGTTCTGGTGTAATTGCAGAAGTTCTGACAACAACTTCTGGTAATAGTACCTTTATATTTTCCCCAGGTGTAATTGGTTGGAATAATGAGGTAACACCAGAAACAAACATTTATGCAAAAGTTGTTAATAATGGATCTACAACATCTAATATTACAGTAACTTTAACCGTATTACAACTGGAAGCATAAAATGTCAGAGTTAAAAGAGTATATTGTTTCATGTAAAAATAAAAATGATTTAGATAGTTTATATGATGACATGGAGACTCCTGGAGGGAATCTTTATATTCCTGATAGAGAAGTTGAATTAGTGCATAGACGACCAATTAGTCGAAACACTCATTACATGTTGACTAAAGAAGAAGCTGCCAATGTTGCAAATGATCCTAGAGTTATTGCATGTGAACTTAGACCAGTTGATCTTGGAGCTTCTGCTTCTTCTACATGGGAGCAAACTGCAAATTTTGAGAAAACTACTGGTACTTTACAATCTACTGATAAAAATTGGGGTCTTTATAGAACAATTAAAGGAGAAACAGTTGCAAATTGGGGTAGTGATGTAGTTACTCAAATATCAAATAGAAATATCAAAACAACTTCATCAGGAAAAAATGTTGATGTTATATTAGTTGATGAACTTATCAATCCAAATCATCCAGAATTTGCTGTAAATTCAGATGGAACTGGTGGTAGCAGAGTTAATCAATTTAATTGGTGGCAATATAGTTCTGCATTAGGATATACTACATCTCCAAATTATCCATATGCAACTTCAGGTGCTCCGCCAAATAAAAATCACGGAACACACGTTGCAGGTACTGCTTGCGGAAACACTCAAGGATACGCAAGAGATGCTAATATATACAATATATCATGGGACTCTAATATATCCGGAGTTGCTGATTTTGAAACAAAACTATGGGATTATATTAGATATTTTCATTTAAATAAGCCAATCAATCCAGAAACTGGTAGAAGAAATCCAACAATTACCAATCACAGTTGGGGATTTTCCTATAATAATGGGGAATCTTTATCTAATATTCCCCGAGTATTTTATAGAGGAACACTTAGTTCTGTTACAGGAACTGACGCTCAAAGAAAATCCTTTCTTGAAGAAAGAGGCATACCTGTTCCACTTAATACAAGACTTTTTAGACCACCTTTTAGATTTTCTTCTATAGATTTAGATATTCGTGATGGAATTGATGAAGGAATAATATATATTGGAGCTGCTACTAATAGTTATTGGATGTCCGATGTTCCGGGAGGAATAGATTATAATAATTATTGGGAAAGTAATAATTTTCCCGGTTTTAAGTATTTTACATCGAGAGGTTCAAGTCCAGGTGCTGCATGTATTTGTGTAGGTTCGATTGGATCTAAAGTTTCTGAGTATAAGTCTGATTTTAGTAATTGGGGTCCATTAGTAGATATTTGGGCGCCTGGTAGTGATATTATTTCTTCTGTTTTTGATTTTTCTAGTGCCATTGGAGAAGGATTTTATGGTCCTTTAATACAAGATCCAAGAAATAACACTTATTATTTAGGATCCATTAGTGGAACAAGTATGTCCACTCCACAAGTTACCGGAGTTATTGCATGTTTAGCTGAGCAAGAGCCAAATTTAAACCAAGAAGACGCTCTTCAATATTTAATAGAATCTTCTATTGAAGGTGATGTTGGAGATCCAGGATCAAATCCAAACGCATTTCCGTATGAAGGATTTGGTAATGGAAATAATAGATATCTTTATTTTAAACAAAAAAGACCCCAAGAAGGGTCAGCATTTCCAAGAATTCTATTTAAAAATAGAAATCCAGAAACCGCAGGAGTTAAATATCCAAGAACCAGAAATATGGTATCCAAGTAATTTTTGGAGTTGCAAAGGGGGTGGGGTGAGAGTTGACACTTCCTGCCCACCGTGATATGATAGTCAGGTAATCAACGAACGAGACCAAATGTCTGATGAGTATCTGACTCGATGCGTGGTGGACCCCACCAAGCGCACTGTGTACATCTATTCCAGTGAGGGGTCAGAAAAGGAAGTGGTCTGCGAAACCACCGAAGAGTTTATGAATGTGCTAAAATTTGTTCGTGCCACACTGGGAGAAGACACTCTTGCTTATGCAAGTC